GTTAACATTAAAGTCTTGAAATCGCAGAATCTCGGAGATAGTCGAAATTAGGCGCTCTTTCTTGATAGGGATCGAATCTCTTAACAACTTCTTGAGCATTTAAACGCAAATAGAAACGTCGTGTCGAATGCGAAAGGAGGTACGAGACTGTGAACGAAAACAACAAGTTAAGTTTGGGATCAGTTGAGTTGAAGAGTTCGTTGTTATCTCCAGTGCAGCAGTCAAAGTTACTGAAGCGCGTAAGAGGTAGGAACGACTACAAGCGTTGGTATGTAGACTGGAAAATGTTGGAGGCGCTGATTCAAGTGTTCGAAAACAACCAGGAACTCTGCGCTGAGCTTATTAAGTCAGCGAAGGATAGAAATCTTACCAAACAGTTTCAGGATGTGTCGGCCACACTTGAAAATCTGGAACATTATGCCGCACCTGACAAACCAGATTCCCGCTGGAATGTCAATCTTCGCGTGGCTAACGCGATATTGTGTAAAGAGATGAGAATCACGAGACTTACACCAATCCCGGTGACAAGCAACGTAGATATCGATAAACTCTGGAGCAATAAAAAAGCAAGTGCCGGAGCCATTGGTCATGGTTCAAAATTCGAAAATCAGGAAGCCTGCATTGAGATGGCACTAAAAATCAAGAAATTGATCAAAGAAGGTAGACCATTCAAAGATATCTGGGTACCGTTTATGATGTTTCATCGCGCCCAATTCTCTGGTGAGGTTGTTGGTGACCTATACTCTCCTAACACAGTAAAGCTGAAAGACAGATTTATCTGGGGAGAAGATGGTGGATCTGTAACAGTGGAAGCACAACATGCTCAACCACTAATTCATCATCTCACAAAAGAGTGGTATAGTTATGCTGGTGGTGATGATCCAGATCAAACTAGGTTCAAGATAACTAGAGCATGGAATATCGGAATGAAAAGATGGATTTCCATCGATTTTTCCAAATTTGATCAAACAATTCCAGCTTGGCTTATTGAGTTATGTTTTGAAGACATAAAGAAGTTTTACGATAAGTCAGAATGGGCTGAAATTGACTGGGAGTGTTATAATTTTATACACTCAAATGTAATAGTACCAGGCGGTACCGTGTATCACGTAGACAAAGGTATTCCTAGCGGAAGTAATTACACACAAGTTATTGGAAGTATGTGTAACTTCTTAATGGTATGTTCATACCTGAGTTCTTTATGTGATGGTAGCTTTCAGGACAAGTTTGACTACGTTCGTGAATCTCTTTCAAACAGCATCAGTAACGATGGAACATGCACATTGTTTTGCATGGGAGATGATGATCTCTTCTTCGTTCAGCAACAACTAGATGTGAAAGATTTGAGTGAATATGTCAATCATGTGTTTGGAGTGAAGATCCACCCTGATAAGACGGACCAAGGTAAGAGTGAGTATCCACATTTTCTCAAAAGAGATTGGAGAGGTGACGGTGAATACCGAGAGCCACTCGACATGTGCATACAGTTAATACACCCTGAACACGACCGTAATTATGAAGGGTATACAGCGTGGCACATTCTATATGGTATGTATTTAACATATAGATGGGCATTTCCACGGGACCTAAGTGAACGATGGTTTTTAGAGAAGATGCAAGCTAACGGTGGAATTGGTCTCTTGCTAGACCTCAAGAAAAGTGACCTTCCTGGTCCTTTTAAAGTATTTTCCGATAATGCGCGATTCTTTCTACATGAACACGCAAAACGGCGTCTTGCTGCATAGCCGTATGCTTCAA